TCGGACATCCACTGTACGATGTCTATACTTTCGTCGCACCATTTCATAACATGTCGTTCCCAACCTGAACGATAGACGACATTATCCACATCACCAGCGTACTTTTCTGGGTTTTTCGGTTGGTATCTGCCTTTGTATGTTTTCATTAGTAACTTTATGTATAAATAGTAAAAAGTATTTATAACCGAGAGTTATTCCGATGGCAGAAACAGAACCTACCGACACTACAGACAACACAGCCAAGTCAAAAAAGATACTGCAGTATCCTCTAGATACTACAAATTCTCGGTCTAAGGTATTATTTCACATAAAAGAAATTAAACCACCGACCATTAAAGGTATTGACTTTGGTGCGTTGTTCGAAAGTATGTTTGCTCTTAACCGACCAAGCGAAGACGAAGGTGACGGTAAACCAAAAAATGAAGAGGAAGCGGAAGCAGTGAAAGCTGCCGAATCCGGTGCCGGTACAGAGTCAAAAGAAGTAGTAGCGAGAAGCATCGAATACACGGGTGACGTGGTAGCGCTATACTTACCAGTCTCTCTAGTGATCACAGATAACTTTGGATATGACACACCTAGTTTGGGTACTGCTGGTGCTGCCGGTTTTCAAGCGTTGTCGTCAGGTAGTGGCGCGATGGGCGCGTTGGCGCAATCTATTACTAGTGGAAAACAATCTATCACAGATATGGTCAATAGCGCAAAGACTCCCGCATTAGCAAGACTTGCTCTTGCGCGTGGGGCGCAGAAAATCAATGAAACCGCAGGATCAGCAGTTAGTATTGCTGGAGCGGTATCTGTTAATCCAAACATACGGACTCAGTTCAGAAACGTAGGAATACGTGAGTTTCAGTTTCAGTTTAAGTTTATTCCTAAGAGTAAGAAAGAGGCTGACGAAATTAAAAATATTATTCATATCTTTAGGAAATCCGCATACCCTGAGATGATTGGTGGTGTGGGAGATGGTATAAGTGCGGGTTATAAGTATCCTATGGTATTCGATGTATCGAGTTGGTTTATGCCAGACATCGAGGGTGCGGCTCCAGTACGAGTCGGAACTAAATTACGCAATACCTTCATACGCAGTATCAGTGTAAATTATAATGCGGGTTCAATGGCATTCCATGAAGACGGAACTCCTGCTGAAATTGACTTGTCGTTTACAATGGTAGAGGACAGAACATTAAGTCGCGAAGATATTGAAGAAAGCACAGACGAAAGTGGAGATGGTGGTTACTAATGGCATACTTTAAATACTTCCCTAAAATATTCTATAGATTCGGCGATACCGCTGATCGCTCCATTGCGCAAAATCTTACTGCGTACGCTGATATTTTGGATAACGTTAAGGATGCTACCTCATTCTATACTGACTACTACATTGCTGATGGCGAACGTCCTGATCATGTAGCATATAAGTTGTACGGCGATGCTAATTTACACTGGACATTCTATTTCATGAACGATGAGATTCGCGAACGTGGATGGCCATTACCGTATGCTCAGGTACAAGCGAAAGTGGAGAAAGCACATCCTTACATTGTGTTAAACACGAGTGAGGATATTGTAAACAAGTTCTTGACCCACCAAACCATCCAAGGAGCGAACGGTACTGCTGAAGTTCTACATCGACATGTTCGGCTCGGGCAAGTTGTAGTGAAGATGGTATCGGGTTCCTTTTCTAACGGTGAACAATTAGATTCTACCAATAACGAAGGTGTTTTGGAAACATTGCTTGTGAACACAGTTGAACCCGAACACAAGTCCGCTCGTTTTTATACTGATATTGAAGGTAATATTATAGACATCGACCCATACCTCGGGCCCGGAGTTAATGATATAGAAGTGACTCACGAAGAGCACTATCACCAACAGAATGAATCATTAAAACAAATACGCGTACTTCGCAAAGGTAATATAAATTCTGTTGTGCGAGCCATTCAAGACTCTATGGGTAAGTTATGACAGCAATTAGTGAACTCGAACATAAAACACCTTTTGAATTTAAAAAAGTTCTCATCGAAAGTACTCATTTCACTTCACACAAAAAAGTGGATATCCGAAATGCGGTGACTGACCTTGACGTGTTCGAGCATTTAGATAAACCTTACCTCACCGGCACACTATCCTTCATTGATAGCGGAGATGTTATAACAAGTGGTTATTTACAGGGTGGTGAGAAAGTTCATGTAGAACTGATAGTGACTGATGATCTTGATGCTAAAGTTATCGCCAAAACGTTTTATATAACGCAAGTTTTGTTTTCGCAGAAAGGTCATGATACGGTAGAAAATGTTGTAGTTCATCTCATAGAAGATATCGCTTACGAGTCTAATATGATTAATGTTAACCGTCAGTATTCCGGAAAACCGTCTAAAATTATTGGGTCTATCAGTGACTTGATTAATAAGAAAGTATCTTCGACTGACACTGATAAACAAGAGATGCGGGTGATTGTACCTAACTTAACACCGATGGAATCAATCTCTTGGATAAAAAATAATTCTAGTACTAAGGAAGGATATCCTTTCTACCTATACTCTTCTCTTATCGGAGATGAGTTGATCTTCAGTGACCTCAAAACACTGATGGAACAAGATGTTATTAATCCGGACGTACCATTCGCCCATATACAAGCGAACATACCTCAAGGTAATGACAATGAGTCTAAAATCAGACGACGTACTATACTAGGGTATCAGTTCAAAAATACTGATAACTTATTTAAAATGATTTCCGAAGGTATCGTGGGTGGTGAATATAGTTTTCTGGATATAACTAAAAACGAAAGAGTCTCGGGTATATTTGATATTGATAAGGACTTTACACAGAAAATAAAAAATGACAAGCTCATATCTAATACTTCGGATGCGCTAGATTATTTCAGAAAATCGGAACTCAATACGAAAAAGAGTCGCAAGATTACTCAGATTGGTAGTACGGATGCGTATGAAGGGTTTAATTCACTATCACAAAGTGATGACTTTGCTAACTATAAACTAAGTGTTATTAATAAGAGCATGGATCATGTTTTGAAAAAGAGTCCTCTTACTATTAGTGTTAATTTCATTGAGTTTATGAAAGGGAGACGTAATAATAGTATAGGTAAAAAAATCAGACTCAGATTTCTTGCTAATATAAACACCGAAGATGGTAATGATACCACCTCAATTGATATGAAGAAGTCTGGTGACTTTCTCATCTTCGGGGTTAAACATGCGTTCCGAGCTGAAAATTATGTAGCGACACTCACTTGTGTGAAGTTGTCGGATGAAAAGGTGACCAATCAATGATACCGCAGAATTCAATAGATTTTTATGGCGACCAGACTAGATGGTTTATGGGTGAGGTTGTCAATGTAAAGGACGACCCAGAGAAATTGGGTAGAGTCAGGGTTAGGGTTTTCGGTGTATATGATGAAATTCCTGACGAAGACCTACCTTGGGCCCAGATAGTTGTACCTGTCACTACGGGTATCCACGAAGGTAAAGGGCAGAACCTAGGTATCCTAAAGGGTACACAAGTGTTCGGTATGTTCCTTGACGGGAAGAACTCTCAGTTGCCTATGGTGATTGGCACTGTACCCAAAACAGGGGATACGAACGAGAAGGCAAAGGAGAACTACCCTCTCAATAAGGTATACGAGACAGAGACCGGACATTATAAAGAGTATGATGATACGCCTGGCGCTGAACGTATCAAAGAAAAGCATAAAGGGGGTGCGTACTATGAAATGGATAAGGATGGTAATATCTCCATATATGTACCCGCAAATGGGGATAAACCAGTCTCTATAAATTTAACTGTGGGTGGAAGTCACGGTAAGGTTTCGGTGTCTGCTAATACAGTAAACATTAATGGTAGCGAATTTATAACACTAAACTCGGGCGGATAATGTCTAATGGCTGATTCAGAAGAGTTTCCGGTAGTAGATACACCGGTATTACAGATTAAACCACCTAATCCAATAGCGTCAGTATCTTCGGTCAGTAAAGGACAGTTAGATGTATTAAAAACCTTGAGCGTGTTAGCGGTAGATCAACTTTCCATATTAGAATTAGGAATTGAGATACCGTGCGAGGGTGGATTCCCTCCTACTCGTGCGGACATTGTCAAAGAGTTTAATAAGTTATCTAACATCCCAACGCAATTAAGACAAAATATAATCGACCTTAAAGATCAATTCGTCGACGAGGTTGATGCTGAAGCACAAGAGCTTATAGATCAATTACAAGATATTATTACCGAAGTAGAAACTACTATTGAACAGGTATCAGATTTACTTGCTCCGTATTGGGACAAAGAAGGGAAGATTCGAAATTGGGAAAAGGAGGCGGACGATGCCTTCAATGAATTGATTCAAGATTATCAATTATTCATCCCAGTCAAGATCGCGGAACTAATATCTAAACTGTTACCGGTTGACTTCAATTTGAATATAATGGGGATTGAAATAAACCTTTTAGAAATATTCACTGACGAAGAACAGGCCCGAATCAAACTACAGATTGAAGAAAGACTTGACGAACTATATCTATTAATTCCAGAACCTCTCCGGTCATGGGATGGTACGTACGGTGTAAAGTGCCGCGAGTGGAAAGCGAAAATCACTTGGCAATATATCAAGTCTGAAATGATGAATGCGGTTACCAATCTGGTGTGGGATCTGTTTAACAAACTCATCAAAAAATTTAAAGAGATTTGGGACGCATTAGGATTACCTTCACTCCCAGACCTATTGAACTTTGATATCAATGAATGGATAGATTCTACTATCAAACAGATAGAGGATGAAGTTAAAGATAAGATTGCCGAAGTCAATCAACAAATAGAACGAGTTGAAGGATTCTTCGAAGGCATGTCGGAACCCGACCTAGATGCTGAGAAGGCTAAACTTCAAGGTAAGGGTTATGCGATGATTGCTGACCAATTGAAAGAAATAGAAATTCTTGGTTTCAACGTATATGATGATATCATAGGCGGTGACATGGAAGGAAAAGTTAAATCCGCAGAGCAAGATATTGATAACTTCAAGAAAGGTGCTCGCGACTTTGCGCTTAACTGGCAATGGCATTTATTGAGTATATGGATAAAAAAGATTAAAAAATTCCTTGATGCCATCGGACTCGGTAAGTTGTTAGAACTATTAACGCTAAGTTTTTGTGATGTTTTGGAATTACTCGGCATTCCTACCAAGATTGAGATTGTTGCGCCTTAGCAAACTGTATAAATACTACAAAAAGAGTTGGAAGCCCATGTCAGTTAAAAAACTCACATCAATAGAAGATGGCAATCTTACCACTCGACCAATCACGAGTTCTATTCAAAAGAAAAACTCGGATATCGATTGTTCGTTTACGGTGAAACCATCTGGAGATATATACAAGAAGACGGAGGCCTCCTCTGTGGCTCAGTCTGTCAAGAATCTTTTGTTGTGTAACAGAGGGTCTAAACCTTTTGCTCCGTCATTTGGAGCGAACTTGGAAGGTATGTTATTTGAGTTAGGTGATGAGTTTGACGACGATAATATCAAATCGATGGTACGCAACGCTATTAATAATTACGAACCACGAGCGAAACTACAAAGGGTCGTTAGTAAATTTTCACCCGATTATAACTCTTTAGATTTAACAATCACCTTTCAGGTTATCAGTACATTAGAGCAGGTAAGTTTGAACGTGAATATTGCGAGGATACGCTAAATGCCTATATCAACGTCGGATCTCGATTTTGTAAACATTAAAAATAAACTGAAGACCTACTACAAGCAAAGTGGTGAGTTTACTGATTATGACTTTGAAGCGTCTGGACTATCTAGCATACTAGATGTTCTCGCTTATAACACTCATGTGAATGGTCTGATTGCTAATATGGCTATCAATGAGTCATTCATCACTACGGCACAACTTCGTACTTCGGTGGTTAACCATGCGGAACTTTTAGGGTATGTACCTAAATCTCGAACTGCGTCATCTGCTGAAGTTAAAATATCAGTAGTTATTCCCAACGGGCCTGATATTATATCCTTACCGAAAGGTACAGAATTATTTGCTCAGTATGATGATATACTATATTCATTTAAAACGCCCAGCGAATATACTTCTAGAAAGTCAGGTGACCAGTATATATTCCAGACGGCAGCAGGTAGTGAACTTATAACCGTTTATGAAGGTGAAATTAAAACTAAGAACTTCTTAGTAGGTAACGCTTCTGACGATAACGTATATGTTATTGAAGACGCAACGATTGATACAGACAGTATGGAAGTCCAAGTGTTTAGCGACTGGACTGGTGTAGATAGTTTAAATTACACTAATATTGACAAAGTATCTACTATTGATAGAAATTCTCACATCTTTATGTTGCGTGAGTCATCCAATGGGTTCTATGAGATTTATTTTGGTGGTGGTAGAATCCTAGGCAGTAGTCCTATTGCGGGTAACCGTATACAAATAAAGTACCGTTCCTCACGAGGGGCGGAACCTAATGGTGCGTCTGTATTCTCTACGGCACAAATTAGTTACTTGAGTAACTTTTACTCAGTTAATGTTACCACGATTACTCCAGCTAATGGAGGTTCTGCAAGAGAAACTACTTCGTCAATTAAGTTGAACGCACCTCGTGGGTTTACTTCACAGCAAAGATTGGTTACTGCGAATGACTATAGTACATTAATATCCCAGAAATTTTCACCTTTTATCAAGGATGTTTTCTGTTGGGGTGGTAACGATAACGAACCTCCACAGTACGGTAAGGTATTTGTAAGTCTTAATTTTATTGACGGTATCAGTGAGTTTGCTCAAGAAACTGTTAAGGGTAGTATTAAAGACAACTTAACTTCTAAGTTATCTATTATGTCTATCGACACTGAGTTTGTTGACCCAGAAACCACATACCTCGAATTGCGCACAGTTTTCCAAGTAGACCAGACCAAAAACATTTCTTCTGTCGAAACTCTTCAAGCATTGGTGAATGTCATCGTAGATGACTTTGTGTCAGCTAATTTAGAGAAGTTTAACTCTACATTTAGACGTTCTAACTTATTGACTGAAATTGATAAAATATCAGAGTACATAATCAACTCTAGAATGGATGTTAAATTACAGCAACGTATTCCAGTCTCCACAGAAATTGCGGCAATCGAATCCGCGACAGGTCAACTTGTTTCGGAAATAACCAGAAACTGGACATTAAACTTCCCAGTTATATTAGCTAACCCAGATAATGATGACTATATCATAACGTCTACTGGATTTAAGTGGCAGGGACAGAATGTTAGCATTAAAAACAAACTAGGTTCTACTCGACTACAGTTAGTTGATCTGAATAATATAGTTAAAATAGATAACATCGGTACGTATGACCCAGCTAAAGGTAAGGTATCCCTGATTGCGTTGTCAATCGATAAAGATTCTTATGTTGGCGGTTCTATTAAAGTAAGTGCTACACCTGCTAACCAGAGTACAGTAAAACCTTTACGTAACTATGTGATATCACTAGACAAATCATTATCAACTACAGAGGCTGTATTAGATGATGGTACAACTAGGGTCTCTCTATAATGGCACAAATTATTGGAAAGGAAATTTATCGACCGAGTTTCCACGCTCCCATAGTAAAGGGTGTACTTCCTGAATTCTATCAAAGCGAATATCCAAGATTAGTAGAATTTCTTGAGAAGTACTATGAGTATCAGGAAGAACAGGGATTAGCAACATTCAGTGAACAGATTTATGATTTGTTTAATGCTCGTGATATATCGCACGTTAATCTAATAGACCTAGATACTTTAATATCAGAGATAAGTGATGGGTTAACAAGAGAATCATTTCATCCACAGCAAGACGCTAGGTTGATGACTCGATTACTGGCAGACTTCTATCGCGCTAAAGGTACTGTGTTATCGGTGAATGAATTCTTTAAAGCATTCTTTGACGAGGATGTTGAGGTCGTGTACCCTAAGAATAACATATTCATTTTAAATGACAGACCGGGCAACTCTTTAATAGGGCCTAAGTCTCTGAAGTATATTCAGGACGATAGAAAATATCAGATATTCTCAATTCTTTTGAAAACAGGTATGTCATTAGACGATTATCAAAGTTTTTATAAGAAAATGGTACACCCCGCTGGATGGTACCTTTCTGCGGAAGTACAGACATTAAGTGAAGCACAAGTTTATTTGAAAGCGGGGGATACAACAGACCCACTAGAAATACCTAGTTATGCTATTGAAATACAGACAACACCCATAGACGTAGACCTACGACCCACATACTCTTTACTTGTTATGGAAGAGAATGACCCAGTAGATGCGAGAACTCAAGCACAGAAAGACGCCGGAGAAGGTATACTTATAAGTTCTTTAGAAACTCTAGAGAAATATGACGGTATAACTCTTCAACAGATTGTAGACGACTTCAACGATAGTGTCGCAGAGTGGGTTGGTGTTAAACCACCTACACTAGACGATGGTGGATTGGATGCGTCACAGACCTACGAAACTATGGATGCGGGTGAAGGCGGTGGATAATAAAAAAGGAAATAGAGCACAATGACTCGGCAAATTATTAATACAGGCACCTCGGTTAATGACGGGAAAGGTGATACTCTAAGAGACGCCTCTGCTAAAATCAATGCGAACTTTCAAGAGATGTTCTCGCTTGTTGATATGAGCGCAGCGGGTACTATTACCCCAGAATTTATTTCTAATTACATTGATAGTTCAGTTGGCACTTACCTAAATGGATTGAATGTTCAAACTGTTCTTGACAACCAGAACAATATTAGTTTTCTGGATTCACGCGTCACGCAACATGATACTATTCTCACGACATTAAACTCAAATACCATCAATTTACAGTATGAGATTGATTTAATTAACTACACTATCGAGAACACTCAGATTGGTGATACGGGGCCACAGGGCCCTCAAGGTGGTCAGGGGGAAATTGGTTCTCAGGGTGCTCAAGGAATCATCGGGCCGCAGGGCCCTATTGGTGTCCAAGGTGTCCAAGGGGCAATTGGTACCCAAGGTTCTCAGGGTAATGTCGGAGAGATTGGGCCTCAGGGTGTTCGTGGTATCACTGGTGTCCAAGGTATCCAAGGTAATGTCGGTGAACGCGGTAACCAAGGAGAACAAGGCCCTCAAGGTGACCAAGGTATCCAAGGTAACGTCGGAGAAATTGGAGCACAGGGTGAACAAGGTGCTCAGGGTGCTCAGGGACTTCAGGGTAATGTTGGAGAGATTGGAGCACAGGGTGCTCAGGGTGCTCAAGGTTCTCAAGGACTACAAGGTAATGTAGGCCCTATCGGTGTCCAAGGTGTCCAAGGGGCAATTGGTGCTACAGGTCTTCAGGGTAACGTTGGAGAGATTGGTGCTCAAGGCGCTCAAGGTAGTACTGGAGTTCAGGGCATCCAAGGTAATGTTGGTGAAATTGGAGCACAAGGTGCGCAGGGTAATCAAGGTGACCAAGGTATTCAAGGTAATGTTGGTGAAGTCGGAGCACAGGGCGCAGTTGGTGCGCAGGGTTCTCAAGGACTACAAGGTAACGTAGGCCCTATTGGTGTCCAAGGTATTCAGGGTTCAGTTGGTGAACAAGGACTTCAAGGTAATGTCGGAGAAATAGGCCCACAAGGAATTCAAGGTGTTCAGGGTTCTGTCGGTATCCAAGGTAATGTTGGTGAAGCTGGAGCACAGGGTGCTGCTGGTGCTCAAGGTTCTATCGGTATTCAGGGTAACGTTGGTGAAGTTGGAGCACAGGGTGCTGTAGGTGTTCAGGGTTCTGCTGGTATTCAAGGTAACGTTGGTGAGCAAGGCGCGCAGGGTGCTATTGGTGCCCAAGGTTCTGTCGGTATCCAAGGTAATGTTGGTGACAAAGGTGCTCAAGGCGCTGTAGGTTCTCAGGGTTCTGCTGGTATCCAAGGTAACGTTGGTGAGCAAGGTGCTCAAGGTGCTATTGGTGCTCAAGGTTCTATCGGTATTCAAGGTAATGTCGGAGACGTTGGTGTTCCAGGTGCTGCTGGTGCTCAAGGTTCTATCGGTATTCAAGGTA